ACCACAGCGCCTTTTGCAGGTCTTGAGCCGGTGCGCCTTTGCTCTTGTGCCGGAAAATGTACTTGAACGCATTGCCGCGATTGAACGACAGATGGCGCGTGACCTGGATGCACTCGATGCCGCTTTGGTGTTTTTGGTAATGCTGCGGGTTATTCACGGGGTCTGCTTGCCCTGATGTATTTTGCTGCATTTTCTAAAGCCTCTGGGTTGTCTTTAAACAAGCCAAGTCCGCGATTGCAGTCGTTGCACAGCAGTCCTCTGACTACACCCGTAGAATGGCAATGATCTATGCTTGGCGACGGCCTGCCCCAAGTCTTTGTTCGGCAGATGGCGCAACTGTTTCCCTGTGATTCCAGCATTTGTAAAAACCCATCATGGGTTAATCCGTAGCTTGCCAATAGCCGCTTTCTGTTTGATTCTTTTGTTGGTTTTGGCCTTTTGTGCCTGGTGGACTTATGATGTCTTGAGCAGCAATCCCGACATCTTTCCTGCAATCCGTCTTTTTTTGCCTTGTTTTTTGCAAAAGCATCTAAGGGCTTTTTCTCGGTACAGCATCCGCAGTATTTCATACAGCACCACAATGATTAAGAATAGCGCATTATACACTATACGCAGTGCGATATCACTTTTGGTGTAGTGGGCGGGGTTGTTTACGGGGTCGGTCATTGCGATGCTCCGTTCCGATACGGCCGAACCTGGCCGGACAGATACCGTTCCAGCGCATCGGCGCGGCTGACTTTGTTCTGGCGTGCGTATTCCTTGACGCTGTAGTAATTCAGTCCGTGCGTTTTGCAGTGGGTGGTGAGCGGGGCAGTCGTTCCGCGAAACTCGAAATGCAGGATGGGTGTCTTGCGGATGCCGTTGCGGACAAGCATCCGGTGCGCGGCTTGGTACGTCATTCCCGCCATCATGCCCATGGCCTCCAGCTTGCCGCCGGATTGCTCAATCAGTTCGGCCAGCACTTGCGGCACCGGCTTACCCGTCCGCGCTGATTCGCGTTGTTCCCATGATCTCATGGCTAAATCCCTGTTGTTTGGAGCGGGCTGGCCTCTCCGTGTTGTTTTTGGGCCGACAGGCTTGCTTGAGTCCAGCCATAAATCCATGCTTTCATTTCCTTTGCGCTGCGCTTGTCGCCAATCATGCGGCCCTTGAGCATGTCCATCATGTTTGCATCAAGGCAAGGCGCGCACTTGACGCCAGAAGCAAATGCGATTGCGCCGAAGGTCTTGGCTGCTTGTGTGTTTGCATTCATGGTGTTGCTCCAGGTTGTTTGTTTTGATGCCCCAAGTATTGCACCTGCATTATTCACCGTCAACCACTTTCCCCGTAATCCGCTCGAAAATAACCCGGCTGACGTACTCGGCGAATCCGTCTGGGTCCGTCCTGGCCCGTTCGCGCATACCTTGCGCCGTCTTTTCGGACAGCGCTGGGCAGTAGTGGCCTTGCTCAAGCTGGCATAGGCGGCAGGTGACGAGGTGGTGGTGAAGGCTCATTGCGCGGCGCTCCGGCTGACGTAGTAATCCAGCGCCTCAACATCCGACCGATTCCCGCGGCGGCGGTATGCGTTTGCCGTGCTGGGGTTGATTCCGAACCTGAGGCAATGCGCCCGGAACGTGCCGACCTCGCCCCGGTACTCAAAATCCCGGTACGACAGCCAGCGGACGCCGTGACGCCGGTACATGACCGACACGGCCGAATGTGTTTTAAATCCAAGCATCCTGGCGGCAACCTCAACCTTCCCGCACGCCTCGCGGTTCAGGTTTTCCAGCCACTCGCGGGGAGTTGGCAGCATGACGGGGCCGGGTCTCATTTTGCACCTCGATGACTTTCCCAGTCGAAAACAAACGCCTTGCCGCCATTCTCCCGAAGCCGGTCATAAACGCGGTCGCCCAAGTATTCCCTGACGCCCGCAATGGTCAGGTTTGACAGGATGATGGTCGGCTTTGTGTTTTCGTACCGCTCGTTAATCACATCGAACAGCATGTCTTTTTCGTAATCAGATCCGCGCTGCACCCCGACCTCATCAACAATCAGCAGGTCGCAATCAGTAAATACCGCAATTGCCTGGCTCTCTGTGATTGCGCTGTGCTTGCTGTAAGTGTCCTTGATGCTGCGCAAAAGACGTGAGGCTGTTGTAAAAATTGCCGTCCGCCCATGGCTTATGATCTCCAGCGCTATGCCGACAGACAGGTGAGTTTTCCCTGTTCCGGGCGAGCCAAGAAGCATGATGCTCCGGCCAGTCTTGTAAATTTCAGCAAACCCATCAGCGTATCCACGGCAGTACGCTAAAACACGCTCCTGCTTTTCAGAGCTTGGCAGATATGTTTCAAAAGTGCGGTCACGAAACCTATCTGGTATTCCAGCAATTCCGATGTTAATTTTATACCTCAGCTCGCGCTGCTGCTGTTCCATCCGTTCTTCGCGCTGGCGCATGGCGGCGTTTTTAATTTCACGGCAATGCGGGCAGCCAAACCATGTGTTTCGGAAATGGCAAAATGAAATGTAATCGCCGTGCGTTTCGCATGTTTCTTGACGCTCAAGTGGTGGGCTGTGAAAATCGCCGCCCATTCCTGCTGCTGCTGTCATCATCTCAAAAACTCCCGTCCGGATTAATGCCCTCTTGCCAGTTCTTGCCGCTCAGGTCGTGGCTGTTTTTCTTGCCTCGGTCGCCCTGATGCCACTCCGCCTTGAAAGACCTCCACCCGCGCTCAGCACAAATACGCAAAGCCGCATCAAGCGTAAGGCCTGCTTTCTCAGCCTGATTCCGGATTCCTTCAAGGGCTGTTTTCGTCAGTGGCGCTTTGCATGATTTCCGTATTGTCAGAAAGTCATCTGCCACCTGATTCGACACCCCTAGAGCAACAAGATCGGATGCAGGAATGTGCATTGAGCGCGAAGGCGCTTTATCTGATGGTTTCTTTGACGGTTGCTTTACTGACGGTTGCTTTACTGACGGTTTGGGTGCAATAGCTGTTGCACCCGTCTGTGCGTCATTTTGCACCCGTCTGTGCGCTGGATTGCACCCGTCTTTGTCGTCAGTTGCACCCGTGCAATTTTTGCACCCGTCTATTTTTGCACCCGTCAGCCACTCTGGATTAATGCTGTAGATGTTCGTGTCTCCCGGTTTTCCTGATGTGTTTCTGACAAGAATGAGCCATCCGCAATCCTGCATTTTTCGCAGTTGGTATTGCACGGTGCGCTCTGATTGCCGTGTTTTTTTTGCTAGAGTTTTAACAGACGGGCGCACAGATGACCCGTCATCGTGTGCATGGTCGGCAATGGCTAGAGCAAGCAGCATCTCCCCGCCGCCATTTGGATAACGATCAAAAACAGCAGACATAACTTTGATTGACATTGTTATGCCCTCAAAATAAGAAGGTCAGGTATCGGCTCGTATATCCTGACGCCATTGCGAGCCATTCTGCTGCGCATATACCCATTATCGCGCAATGTTTTAAGGGCGCTGAAAAACTCAACATCAGCAAAACCAAGATCAAACTGAATATCAGTCGCCTCTATTGTGTCTGTGTTTTTCTCCTCGCATTTATTGATAATGTGAGTCAAGAGTATTGCAGCAACAGCCGAACCAAGTGACTCAGCGGCCTCTCGGTTGTATGTGATCTTTTCAGCCATGACGACCTCAATAAAAAAAGGCCTTTGGTTCTGTGCCGTGGTGGAAATCCACAGTATCGCGGAATGTGCCGGGCGGCGCGATAAAGTGAAACACGGTACAGACCAAAAGCCTTGCTTTTGCCCGGCACATTCAATGGATGCTGACTCGGTTTCCACGCCTCGGCAGCATCGCTATTGTACTATCAACCTTCCTCAAAATCGAACAGTTTCGGACTGTTGACCTTCTGCTCCATGCTTTTCAGGTAGTAGGCGGAATCCATGAAATAGCCAGGATTCAGCTCGCTTCCCTGCCCGCGTCGGCCCATCTCCAAAGCGCAATACGGCACAGTTCCCAGCCCGCAGAATGGGTCATAAACCAACTCGTCTTTGTTGCTGTAGCGCTCAATCAGGCGCTTGACGATATCTGTCTGCAAAGGGCATACATGTTGCTCAACGGCCCGCCGAGACTGGTCGGAATTGAGCGTCAGCATCCGGTTGATGTCATGCCACACGTCCGGATGATGCGAGCCTGGCGCAAGACTCATGAACGTGGACGGGAGAGCGCCGCGCAGTTCGAGGTCTTCGCCAAGCTTGATATGATGCTCATAGTCGTACACGTTTTGCAGGCTGTACTTTGTGAACATGCTGGCCAGCTTGTCAGGGCCGTAACCCGCCATCTCTTCCGCCGTAATCATCCGGTTTCCGCTGCTACGCCAGAACGCATGAGCATCAACCTGCCAGTGAGCGCGGGTGTATTCTTGTTTGGATTTCTTGACCGGCTCGTCAGCGTAGCCGCGTGTGCGGTCAGTCTGCGGCTTGCGAAACAGGATGATGTATTCCGGCGAGCCTACACCCATCTTTGTTCCGTCCTTGCACTGCTCCGACCAGCCGAGCCGGTACGTCTGGTTATTTTCGCGCACCACGTCCGTGATGACGGTAATCATGCCCATGTAGTCAAAACCGTGCTTCAGGCCGTGAAATGTGGCTTCGCAGTGGAACGGGGAAACAGTCGGAGCGCCTGCCCCGGTCACATTGCCGAACAGGATGCGGTCTTTGACGTGACAGGCGTAGATGCGGCCCGGCTTGAGGATGCGCAACAGCTCCGGCGTCAGGAAATCCATTTGCAGCCAAAAGTGATCGTTGTTTTCAGTGTGGCCGAAGTCGTTGTAGCTCGGGGTGTATTCGTAGTGGTTCGCGAACGGGATGGATGTCACGATCAGGTCAACGTGATTTTCCGGCTGGCGTCGCGCCTCAATGACGCAATCATTGTTTGCCACGGTCCAGCCTTGGCCGGATACCTCGATTCGGTCAACGCCGATAGATCGGGTCAACTCTTCGGCCATCTGGATATGATTCAGGCCGTAATTGCGGATGATGTCGGTCATGTTTTCCACCATGTGATTATGTTGTGTCCATTTCTCGTTCAGGACTTTGAGGACGTCGCGCTCGGCTTCGGTGTAGATGATGTGGATCTCGCACTGATGGCCCTGGAGGAACCGGTATATCCGGTGGATGGCTTGAATGAAGTCGTTGAACTTGTACCCGATGCCGGTAAAGATCATCTTGTGGCAATGGCGCTGGAAGTTACAGCCAGATCCCGCAAGAACCGGCTTTGTTGACAAGATGCGGAAATCCCCGTCACTAAACCCGATGATGCGCTTTTCCCGCTCATCCAAATCCTGCGAACCCCATACGCCAACCGACTCCGGCAGCGCCTTCTGAATCGCGGCGCGCTCGGTCTCCAGGTCGTGCCAGATGATGAAGTGATCGTCCGGCGATGCGTTGACGATCTCGACAGTCTTCGCAACCCGAGCCTCCAGGCTGTCGCGCTTTTCCGCCGCTGCCGATGACAGGCCCATAGCGGTATCGCGGAACAGGAAGCCTTGACCGTCGCGGTCGCTGCCAGCGCCTGCATGGTCGGTAGGCAATTCGTGGTAGATGACGTTCAGCGGCGGCAGGTCGTAGCCGGTGTCGTCATATTTCAGGTCGGACGGCTTGCTGATGAATACGGCCCACGAACTCATCCACAGCCAGAACTCGCGCTCTTTGTGCGGGTAGAGCGTCAGGTTGTTGGCCTTTGTCGAATCGCGCTTGAAAAACCGCGTGAGAGCCTGCCCGGTATCCATGATGCCCAGGAATCCGGCGTAGTGAATCAGTTCCTTGAATCGGTTCGGTGATGGCGTAGCAGTGGCCACAAAACGGTATTTGACCGTCTTGAACACCTGCAAAAACGTCTGATAGGTATCACTGCCAAACGAGCGCAAGACGGACGCCTCATCAAGCGAGACGGCCGCAAAAATATTCACGTCCAACTTGCCGTCGCGCACCGACTCATAGTTCGTCAGATAGAAATCACAATCCGGCGTCATTTCGGATTCGCGGCGAATGAACTCGAATCGGACGCCAAGCATTTGCGCATCTCGGCGAAACTCCTGCCGGACACCAAGCGGGCAAATGACAAGCACCTTGCCGCCTGCCCGGGCGTGAATTAGGCGCAGCGTCTCAATCTGCATGACCGACTTGCCCAAGCCGAAAGCGGCGAAAATAGCCCGGCATCCACCGCGCACCGCCCACTTGACGATGTCGCGTTGATGCGGCTTGAGGATGGGCGAAATGTCCGCGTCATCCACCTCGAACCCGTTGAACTTAGCCATGGCAATCTTGCCGCGCACAAAGTTCAGATAATCCGTGTTTTCCATAAAATCCCCCAAAAATTAACCAATGCCGCCAATTTCAGCGGACAAATGCAGATTACAGGGGAGTGGAAATAATTGCAAGCGCAATATTTTTATGGGGGGGAGTGGTGCGGAATGGTCGCCGGATGGTGCGGTCATTGCTGATCCCGTCCGGCGTGAGTTGCATTGCAGTCAGTTCAGCTTGGCGATTGTTTGAGAGACGATATCCACGCGAGACCTGAATGATAACGGAATCCCGTAAGCCTCTTTCCCGTCCTCAAGAAAGCAGACAATTGGCCAGCCAAGATTAACCAACTCCAAAACCACCACCAGATCGCCGGGGCCTCCTGCCGCCCTTATATTTGATATTTCCTTGCCTGCGCACTCTGGAAATTCCTCAAGAAAAGTGCCTTTTTTCAGCAGACTATCCGCAATTTCCTGTGCTTTTGTTTTGGCAAAAAGCCCATCAACCGTAAGAAGCGGAAACTTGCCCAATCGTTTTGAGTGTACTTCTTGGCGCGCCATTATTGTTCCCCATGCGTTTTATCGAAACGCGGATAAAAGTGGCTAATTGGCGAAGGCCCACGGAATCGAACCGCGCTCAGCCTGATTTGGAGTCAAGCTCGCCACCTTGGAACATTGGCCCTCATGTGTTGCAGCG